GCTGCTGAATAGGATGGTTGATTTTTCATTTTCGCTCCTAATCAGTCACAAAAAAAAAAGTCCTCGCAAAAAAAACTGAATTTTCAGTCACAAAAAATTTCATATATTATTGAGTAATATATGAACTTATAATAGTCTGTAATATTTTTTTGCTGTCCCTAAAAATAAGACGATAAAAAAAATAACTTTTTTTAAGGTCTTAATTAAATGTTTAAAATAAAATTTTTCTACTCTATTGTCGTCTTAATTTACTTGATAGACATTAGATAAACTTGTCGCACGACTGACTGCTGTATAAATAATTCTTCTATCACTTTTCAGTCTGTCATAGTCATATAAATAAACTTTCTCGGTAAAAGTCGCACCTTGACTTTTGTGAGTAGTTGAGATATAATTTAAGACGAAATCAGTTTGGAACTTTTTCAAGTCAATCTGTTTAGGCTCAAACTCATCATCATCAATTCGTATGATTGTAAAACTCTCGTCATCAAAATCTACCACCTTATATTCGTCACTATTTATAAGTCCTTCCTCCTTTACATTCCTTATACACATAATAGGACATTCGTGATATATAAAAGCGTCTTGTCCTCGTTCATTTTTATCCGCATCTTCTTTCGTAAATGGTATGTATTTTTTTTCACCGAATTGTAATTTATCCGCAACCCATTTATTTACCTTTGCGTTTATTCTCACTCGTGTCTTATTATAGTAACATAATGCTCTGTTTTCATTTATTTGTTTCGGGGTCGGGGTTGTTGTTTGTAGTCCTCTCCAATCTCCTTGTTCGTATCCTCGCTCTAAATAGTTCCATAATGCTTCGTCATATCTTTTTCTTGTTGTTAGTTCTATTTGGTTACCATTCACAAGCCAATTTACTATCGGGTGGTTGAAAACATCTAACTCGGTATTTCTTGTTTCGTCTATCGGGGGTAATTGTCTAAAATCTCCCATCAGTATGAATATCATTCGTCTATTTACTTGCTTAATCAGTTTCAATAAATTCCACAGGGGGTTACCTATCATACCTATTTCATCAATAATACAAAACTGATAACCTTTAAGTTTGTTTAATGTTTTCTCTTGTGTTTTTAAACTTCCGTTTAAGTGTAGTGTTTTGTGAATAGTAGAACCTCCGCAATTTCTACTCGCTTTGTTAGTAAAACTCATCTTGATTGAGTTTTCGTCTGTAATATACTTATTATTTTTAATAATATAAGTTTTACCAGTTCCCGCTCGTCCAGTAATCATTAAGCCTTTCTTTTCAATCGCAAGTTCAATAATCTTGTCGGCATCACTACTATCGTGATACTCGTGATGATTTTTCCATTTACAATTCCATTCAGGTTTCTTAATATGTCTGTCGTCTTTCATAAGTGTTGATTTTTGGTGAAAGGGCATATCCCATTCTCGCTTGTAACCTCCCCACCCTTCGGTTTCACAATCATCTTTTCCTCCCTCCATCACAATACAATCTGTCTTTCTAAACAAACATCTACCGCCTACCTTTTTCATCATTTCATACACTCTCATATTACTCCAATCTAAAATCTGTATCCATATAGGTAATAGTAGGTCATTTAGATTTTGGTTTTTCTCAAACCCATACACATATAACGGGTCTTCATCAGTATTTAGATTTTCACAGATTATTCTATTTCCTTTATTGAACCTTGTGTATGTGTTAGGTAAATCAGGGTTATAAAACCAGTGGGAATTATCCTCATCGCTCGGTGGGTCGTGTTTTAAAAAGCAATTCCATACTTCTTCTACATTCGTATCCAACTCAATAACCCTTTCGGTTTTATTCGTTTTACCTAATTTACCGATTAAGGTATTCATAAGCCGTTTAAATAAGAACTCATCACTCATCTCTAACTCGTTACATTTATCTTGTATGTATTTAATGTGTTTTTGGAAATAATCCTTATTTACAGGTTTATTATCATTAGGAACAAGTTGATGAGTTATTTTTAATTCAATATTGTTCTTAATAGCAAGTTCAACAATTTTATTAGAATACCAATTAGACTGATGTAATAATGTCAGGTCATAAGTTTCAACATAATACAATCCAAATTTTAATTCACCATCATACGGCTCAATCTTGTCATCACCTCCTAACACCAAGAAGTCGTCATAAGGGTTGGCTATACAAGATGTATAATGTTTTCTAATGTCGTAACATACAATCTCATTATTTCTTACTTTGTAATCAATTACCCGCTCGGGGTCATTTTTAGTTTGCTTTACTCCTTGCTTTTTAATTAATGTTTTTTTCTCCTCACGGGTAAAGATGTCTTTATATTTCTTTTCTTCATAATATACAATCTTCTCTTCCGTAATCGTTTCAGGCATCATTTCAAATAAATAATCTAAATCATCAGTCGTTCCGTAGTGTTGTCTATTCTTAACACCTTCAACAACTAATTCACTATACACAAATGGATTTACTTTGCTAACAAGGTCGTGGAAATGGTCGTATGTTTTTGTTTTTTCTTTACCATCATCTTCAACCCATCTTTCAGTATAAATATCGTCCAGTTGTTCTTTAAGAATAGATTGAACTGATTGTCCCCAATAATTAGTTCCAGTCTTGTTACAATATTCCTTTACTAAATCATCAAGGTAATCTTTTTGCCTACAAATATATTTCTGTTTGTCAATCATAAAACTTTCTATTGTTGCCCCCTCAACTCTAACTTTGGAAGGTAATGTTTCGGTTTCAGTTATTACTTTCATCGCATATTCGTTATTATTTAGTTCAGTATCATTAAATATCGGTTCAATATTCTCTCTTTCTTTTTTCTCAAAATTCATTTCGGCATCTTTACTAAACCAATCTCGTTCTTCATTATATTTCGCATTAAGGTTGTTATCATTTGCTTGATGTTTCCCGACAAGTGTCTTTCTCATTTTCTCATCAATAATCGGGTAAAAGTGACTATTTGCTATCATAAATATCATCGCCATTCCTCTACCTTTCTTTTCTTGTTTTTTAATTTTTATTACATTTTGTTCTTTGTCAAAGGCATACATACTAATACCAAACTCATTACAAAAGAATTCAAGTTGGTCTATACAAATACCCATCTCTATCGGGTCATAATCTTCAACCTTACAATATCTCAATAATAGTTCATCATCAAGTTCGTCCTCATCTTCATCAACCTCACACTCAAAATGTAACCTATCATAATATTGTTTAAATAAGATTGATAATTTTTTGTAAGCCTCCTCTTTACCATCTCGTTTCAACAATTTGGTAAAACCACTCGTATCAATATAATGGTGATAAATCCAATCCAACACACAAGTTCCTTGCTTACTATCCCAGTCATCACTTTCAATAAAAGGTTTATCCAGTTTGTAAGCAAACGCTCTACGCATAAACAATCTACCAAGATTTACAGGGGCTATTCTTTGTCGTCCCTTTTTAGTAGCAACCATTTTAGCACTTGTAGGGATTTTGTTACCAATTTTAAACTCGTAGATAGGTAAGCCGTCCTCACCTCGCTGGTATATTTTAGGACTATCCTCGTCTAATGCTTGAATTAGGTCGGCTTGAAAATCCTCAATATTTTTGCTTAAATCCCCCTCTGTTCCTTCAAAGGTTTCACTTGCTTCTCCGTCTTTCCATTCTGCGTTAGGATTATTTCTTTCACTTTTCCATTTCCATCTATACTTTGCTCTTGCTGTTTGTGCGTAAGTGATGTTAGGGATATATCGTGAAATCATATAGTCATCTAACTTTTTCCTAAATTCAGGGCTATTCGGTTCAAGACGACGATTGTTCTTGCCTCTCGGTATGTAACCCAAGTATCGTGCGGTAGTTTCAGGATTGTTACGGCGTTTGCCCTTTATTCCTAAATATGTCTTTGCGTTCGCTAAAAGTTCAGTTCGCTTAAAGTTAGGTCGGTTCATTATATAATATATATTAGATAATAATTTCTATTTAAATCCTTTTTTCAATAAATATATATATGATATTCTAAATTCAATTTTTTATAAAAATCAATTTCAATTTTTCCTAAATACTTAATAATTAATTGTAGTTAATGATTAAGAAATTCATTTCAATTTTTTTTTCAATTTTTTATTTAATACTGACTTTCTCTGTGTAGCCTCTCTAATTCTAAAATTTCTAATTCGGCTTGTAAATCTACATCACTTTCAAAAACTCTACACAAGTATTTATCTACTCGTTCAAGGTTAGTTCCGTAACAATAAATTTTATAGACTATATCACCCTCCTCATAAATCTTATCAATCGGGGGTATGTATAAATCATCATCATATTGATTTCTGTATAGATAGTCTATTTCTGTTTCATCACAATTTTTCAAGTAAGTTTCAATAACTTTCTCGTTTTCAGTCTTAAAGTCGGGGCGGTTGATGTTTGTCATCTTATTATACACTTATACAAGATATTCTCTTTAAGTCCTTTTTTAACTATATATCTTATTTTGTTTTTCTCTCTAATGACATCAATAATCTTACTTGTGCTTCTGCTTTTTCCTTTGTTGTCTTACTACTCATTACTTTACCCGTTTCGGCATTCTTAACTCTATAATAATTCTCATTAGGTAATTTTCTAATTTTATAAGGCATTATACTATAAGATTAGATTTTTTAAGCACAAATAGGAATATCTACTCTATCCTCTATTATTTTTCTTGGTCTTCCTCTTGGGCGTGGTGGATTTTCGCCTCTTTTCTTTTCTCTATACTTGCGGTTGGCTTCACGGCATCGCTCGTTAAATTTTTGTTTCCATTCCTCATTTTCGCTAAACTTGGAATAGTATTCTCTTTGCCGTCGGTTGTAATCATCTCTGTGGTTTTCTCTGTGTTTGTAAATAGCGGATTTCATCGCTGGTGTATAAGTAGATTTCTTTTCTTCTTCCATTTATATTATATTGGGATATTTATTTATATGGTTTTTTAACTAAATATTTATTTTCTTAAATATTCCATTACAATTCTATCATTTTTTAATTTATCTTCGCTAAACATATTTAAAAAGTCATCAAAATTTTCATCAACATCTCTTTTCTTAATTGCGTCATAAGTAAAAAAATAATCACAAGCAATACAAAAATAACCACACTTGTTACTTTTATTTTCTTGGATATGTCTGTTATTGGTAGCAAATGGCTTAAAAGGTTTTAAAAAATCTTGGACTTCTTTTGGTGGTAATACTCCAAATGGGTCAAAATAGATGGCTTTACCATTATCAAATATCCTAAATATAACCCAGTGGCTTCCTTCTCCATCATCAAAATCTTCTAAATTGACATAATAAGAACCAACCCTTCGGTGTTTCGGTAGTCGGTCTTTACTAAATACTCCCCTACAATCTAATCTTAAATTATTACAAATTATTTCAATATCATAATTACTCAACGCCATTCTATACTATATCGCTACAATTTTATTAGGCAAACGCCCTTTATATCATTTTTCTTGTATTTAATATATTCGGGGTCTTCTAATGGTTTTTTATCACTTATCCATTCTAATCTTTCTACTGGTATTTCAAGGTGGAGTTTATCATAATAACCACTTTGTCGCTTACATTTAACCATCCTTGTTTTCCATTTTTTCCATTCATCATTATCTTTTTCCATTTCCCACATCTCTAAACCTGTATCTAAAAATCCAAATAAGAAAAATACCCGTCTTCCTTTTTCTAATTCCTTTAATCCCATTTTCACTTTATCCATTCCTACAATAGTCGTTTTATAATCAGTCTTATCTACACTACGGGCTTTCAGTTCAATCACGGCATCATCACTTATAAAATCAAAAGTATCAAATCTTCCTAATGTATGAGTAATAGGTTCAAATTCCCTAAATATATCTTTTATTTCATCAAAATAATGAATTTCGTTTTTTAGCCCTAAATTCATTCTTGTGTCAAGAAGTCCGTCGTTAAAAATAGGCTTTGTAGGTTTAGTAATTATAGAAACCATCTAATATATAATTACTAAATATTTAAAATATCTAAAATTGAACGAGTAATTATTTTAACCTGGTGGATTAATACCCATTCCTAATCTGTGTCGCATCATAACTCTACCAATTCTCTCATTTTGTCGTGTAATCATCGGGTCACCAGTAGGGTTATATATAGCCCCTCCTGACATACCTGGTGGATTTATTCCCATACCTGAACGATAGCCTGGTGGGGCAAGTCCTTGACCTCCTATTCTACGGACGACGGGTTTTGCTAATTGTGGTGAGCCGTGAATATAAGGTGTCATTTGTGCGGAATTAACACGAGCAAACGGACTAAAAGAAGGGTGTGAGTGTGCGGGTTCAATCATTCGTTTAGAGTGACTTAAAAATCCTTGTCCTTCTTTCATTTCCTCCATTCTTTCGGGGGCTGACATACTTTCTCTTGCTAAATCTTTGGCGTAACCGACCGCACCATAAGCAACTCCTTTCTTTTGTCCCCGTATGGCTGCCTTCGCAATTTCTTTCTCTCTACCAGTCAATTTCTCATCAATCAAGGCATCAAGTTTCTCAAAAGCCATCTTCTTACCTTCACTCAATAAATCGTTTCCTAATTTTTTAACTGATTTTTTCTTACCGATTTGGGAAGACCCTGCTTTACCAAGTTTAGAACCAAGTTGTTCTCCCATTATAGCCCCCTCTGGACCACCAACATAAGCACCGATAGCAGTTCCAATAGCAGTAGCACCTTGTTCTACAATTTGTTTTCCAATTGCCTGTGCTGCCTTACTTTTATAGGCTTTATCCAATACTGGTTCTATTGCCTTTGTTGCTTTTTTACCAATAACGGCTGAACTTGCTTTTCGAACTCCTTTGGATATTGATTTGGAAACACCTTTAAGTTTTCCACCTTCTTTGGATTTAATAATGTAACCTAAATCTTCAATATCATCAATAGCACTTCTTACTAAATCCTTCTTTCTTGGACGACCTCTTTTTTTCATTCCATAACCAATTTGTTTGGAATGTGCGTCCAATTCTTTGGAAGCCATAGCACCCGCACTCGCACCTGCTAATGCCCCCGCTGGACCACCCACTAATTCACCTACTCCACCAAGAGCAACTGGTAATCCTACATCTACAAGCCCTTTAACGGCTATTTTTCCTTCTTTACTGGTTAAAGCACTTCCTACTGCTTTTCCCGCATCACTAACCCCTTTGGAGATAGAATGCCCTAAATGCTTCAACTTGAACCCATCACCTTCTTTAACCCTTAAACCTTTGCCTCTTTTAATAGCAGACATAAATTTTTTGGCTTGTTTTTCACCCATTTCTAAAATATGTTTTCCACCATCTACTAACATTTTTGGGGAAATAGTGATAGCACCCCCATTTTTTAAAGCCCTTTGTTGAGCCGAAGAAAGTTTTACTACAACGCCTCCGTGTCTATAAGCGGGGTGATGCCCCATCGCATACTCTTGTTGGCTTCCAATTACCATTATTATATTATATAAAAAGAAAATAAAATAATAATATTGCTAAACTTTACCTTTTCATAAAGGTAATACCAAAACAGAATTTCTAAAAAATTTTAAAAAATCGTTAGTTAGGGGGTTAGGGGGATATATCCCTCTATTACATTACTCTTGCTCCCGTTCTTACATCAATAGTAATCTCTCTCTCAAATTCTACGAAGCACATTAGTGAGATAGTCTGTTGAGAGTTATTAACACCAAGAAGTTGGACTGCTTTTGCTACACCATCTTCACTTGGGATAGAACGACAAGCATTTCCGTAGTAGTATCTGTATAGACTTTGGAAATCCTCGTATGAGATTTGTCCTGAACCCAAAGATGTAGTTAGAGAACCATTCAACTGGTTACTGGATACAAGTTGTTCTACAAACTCTTCGTAGTTATATTGAAGGTTGTTAATAAACAAGTTCTTACCCGAGATTTGGATATTGAAGTTTGTTAATCCAATTGGGTCAGGTGTTCCTCCCGTAGTTGAGAAGGGTGAAAGTAGAGAACTGGTTAGGACAGATGTTCTGGAAGCGGCAGCAGCATCAACCAAAGCACCCGCAACTCCGTTCTGTGCTTGTGCTAATAGTGGAATGACTAATACAGAGCGGATATTTGGGATACCATTACTAACAAGCAAGTTGAAAGTTTGTCCCGAACCAATACCATCAAACTGATACTGGAAAATATCGTTATAAAGAACTTTCTTGGTAGGAGTAAGTGACAAGTATCTCTGTTCTGCTATTGGTGACATCGTGTAGCAAGGAGCATACAATCGTGTAGAAGTAACAGGAGCAGTAATGACTTGTGTTAGTTGAGAGAATTGTGTTCTAACAATTGACAAACCAACAGCGTAATCTACCCAGTTACCCAAAGCACCCGCAACAGGGTCAAGTGGAGAAGCACCTTGTCCTATATCGTTAGATGATACCATTACAGGGTTAGTTCCACCACCACCGAGAATGACAGGGGCAGATGTAAGTAGTGATTGTGCCGCCGAAGTTTGGACTCCATCAGCACCGACAACAGGGGCTAAAAGAGAACCAGTAAAATATACTTGGTTAGTGTTAAGGTATAGACGCATCGTAGAACCTTTAAGTAAAGGACATTTCGCAAAGAAATCAGCAACATCTTTCAAACGAATAATAGCGTCAAAAACAACTGCTCTGTATCCAGCACCTCTTACGATATAAGATTGGAATGCTTGGTTGAATTGGGTAGCATTACCTATCAAAGCACTTTGGTTATTTCCGTAATCGGTAGCACTTGTTCCACTATTAAGAAGAGTAGAGAAGTTAAGGTATTCAATTCTCTTTTTAAGACCTTCGTTAGACCAGCAACGCAAGTCACTAACAGATTTAAAACAGCAAGAAATATACTGACTATCGCTACTTGATGTAGATGTATCAACAGCCGTAGCAGTTGCGGTAACAGGGTCAATTGTGACTGAACCAGCAGGGGTATATGCGGTATCGGCACTTGTATCCGTTGGACCAACACCAGCAAAAGTAGCAGTTGGAGTGAAAGGAGCAATTGTGATAACGCTTGTAGTTGATGTAGATGTTGCGGTTGAAATATCAACATAAGGACAAACTCGGTTATTACATACACCAGAACCACCAGATTGAAGTTCATTCACATATGCGGGGGCTACATTATTATATAGCCAAGAACGGGAACTATCAGGGCAAAAACCACAAACAGCACCCCAGTTCTTAATATCGGCATCACACCAAGATGTAAGTGCCTTGAAAGAACAAAACAAGTTAAGGAAAGGAACTTGTTGGATAATGTTTCCGTTGTTGAACTCACAGGTAAGAGAGTGTAGGATATTCCAATATCCGTTTTTCATTCCTAAAAACCAATCCAAAGATGGGGCAGTATCACTTGAAATACCAGCACTTTGGACTTGAAGAACAAGGGGGACAGCCAAGAAACTTTCCATCCAGCCGATATAACCACCAGCGTTAGAAAGGGGAGTAGTGTCTAAAACAATTTGGGAAGAATATGACGAGTTGTTGTTGTCATTCACATAAAGCCACTGCTTATCCACAAATTCGCTTGACGAAACTTCGGTGTTGATGCTTTCTTCAAAGACAAGATTATCCATATTTATACATTATAATTAGAAAAAAATTATAATGGATATACAACTTTTACCTAAACAAACCTTTTCAAAAAAGGTTAAGCCAAAATGACTTACGAAATCTCTAAATATCTTTCGGCAAAGGGGGTATAGGGGATTATTCCCCTAATCAAAAGTGATGTATTTTTTCGGCAGACGGGGTTTGGATACTTTTAGATTTCTTAAAGTTTCAGTTGCCTTGTGTAATCTACCATTCTCATAAACATCATTAGTTATCCCCGAACCATAAGTCCTTTTGTGATGTCTTGCTAAACTTCCTGACAACATACTTGTTGGTCGCATTACATATCTACCATTTCCCTTCTTGTTTAACTTGTGGATATACGGCATATTATATATTAGATTTAGAAAATTAATTTACGCTAATGTCACCAATATTGCTAATAATTAATAGAATAACAAAGTTAGGGTCTTGTATAGCAACAGGTTGATTATTTTGGTCTGTAATTTGTAATGTAAATCTATTGTATTGTCCTTCTTGTATGTCAATAAAAATCAACTGATTAGGGGCAATAGTAAATTGGTCGCCAAAAGCACCAGTAGGAGCAAACGAATAAAGCAAATCGTTAGGAACAGCGTAGTTATTATTAATCAGGTTACATCTCAACAAAAAACTGCTAAATGGGGCTACTTGTGGGGCTTCATCACTACTAAATACTAAATTACTGCTAAAAGTAGGCGTTTGTGTTTGTAATGGGGGAACACCCGTAATAGTGGCTTGTGCGTAGTTGGGCGTAAATTGATTACCATTTGGATAAAAACCAGCATTACTAAATCCAATAACATCTCTAAAAGCATTAGGTAACAACTGAAACATCGGCACAATTGTATTAGTGGGAACAACCCAAGTAGCACCAACGGGAACTGAATAAGAAGCAGGTGGGAATAGTGTTGAATTCATTTGGAATGTAGTTAGTTCAACTCTATAAGACGATACATTAGTGCCTATTGTAAGGAAATAAACATTTTTAGATGTAGTGCTATCAACTAAATAATGTCCGTTGGCTATCATCGTAAATTCTAAAAAATCATTCAAAGTAGCAATCGTGTAGAACCCGTTAGGTATTGTTACACTCACAACAGAACCATCAACCCATACATATTGAAACTGATTATTATTATAGGTAGTGGTAATATTAAAAGTTGAATAATACATCGTTAAACTACCAAGTGCTAATTTTTGTCCCTTAACAATATGGATATTACCAGCAGGAAAAGTATATTCCAAAACACTATTATTCGTATTAGGCACAATATTACTCTGGTTTAAAATAAGTGTTCTCATATTTATACATTAATAGTAGAAAATTATAATTCTCCTAAACACTTAATTCCAATAACAAATCTAACGCTTGGTTTCGTTTCAGTTTGCCCTCACTCAAAAACTTTACTACAAATCGTCTTAATTCACGAATAACAGACGCATTATTATTTCCAGCAAGATATTGTCCCTTTAACATCTCAAATCTTTCCATATCATCTTTGTCATTATTACTAATGGTTTTCTTGATTTTTAATGTATTACCTAAACCCGCTCCACTTACGATTTTTTCCCACATCTTTCGCTCTTCAATAGGCACTTGTTCGTAGTGTCTTTGGTTGTGCTTACCAGTTTCAATAACATCAACAACATACTCTTTAAAAACATCACTTACAGGAACAGGTTTAAATTGTGGAATTCGTCCTAATGATTTATACTTAACATTCAACATATCATTATCATTTAATTGCTTCCAGTGGATTACATATTTTCCTAATTGTCTGTATGGTGGTTCTTTTTTAGTAGATATACCCGTTGCTACTTTTCGTTTGGGAACTTTTGCTAACCCTTTACCCGATTTAAAAGGTGTCATCGCAGTTCCAGTAGAAACACTTGGTAATGTAGTTTCACCCGTTAAAGCACTACTCTCAAATTGTCCCTCTTCTTTACTATATTCATTACCATTAATAGCCATTACAAGCGTAGGGTCACTTTCGGTTCTTAAAACTTGTTGTAAATTTCTAATCGTGAAGGCGGGATTACTACCCGTTTGGGCGTTAATATCTCTATTTATTTTATCCAATTTAGGTTTATCCATTTTCAATAATTTACCATCACTTAACACTTGAACTATTGTTTTGTTGTCACCTAATAATCCAAAAGTAATATCTAAATCCCCTCTTGGGCTTAATGGGAACTCTTTTGCTCCTACTACCTCACCTTCAACTAAACCAAAAACTCGGGATTGTTGGGCTTCAACTTGTTGGATTAATCCTTTAATTTCTTGTAAGCGTAATAGTTGGTCTTGGTCTAAACTATCCACAACCATTTCAATTCTCCTTAAAGCATCTTGTTCTCCAATTCGTCTATCGGCTAAATCCATTAGTGTTCTTTCAACTTGTTCTCTGCTTGGTAACCCTTGTAAAGAGTTCTGTAATTCTTGGTTCAATTTGTATGCTAATGCTTGGTCTTCTCGTTGTAATTCATCTAATCGGGCATATAATTGACTATCAGGTAATAATTGGTCTAATAATTGTAATCTTTCCATTATAGGACGACGGACAATATCAGGGATTTCGTCAAAACGCCTCTCCATCGTTACCATAAGTCCTCTAATTTGGTCTGTTGTTGGTATAACGGCTTTTAACTCGTTTGTAGTGTCAATTAATTCATCAAATTTATCACGAACATATCCTAATCCATAAGCACTTGATACACCTTTGGAAGCATCTAATTCTTCAAAAAATTTCTGTAAATAATCAATCATAAAGGTTGGAGTGATTAAACTTACATTATATTTATTAGCAAATTCTTTACTAACAGCAGGATAAGAAGCGTTAAATTTAACAATTTGGTCGGGATTTAATTTGGCTACTATTTGTGAAGCCTCATCGTAAGTAAAACCCATATCCAAAAATCCTCTCAAAGCATCACTCTCTTGCTTACCTACATCTAACGCCAATTGTTCGGCAGTTAATAAGTTTGCTTGGGGAATTGGAGGAGGGACACCAAGTTGTAAATCCTTTCTTGCTCGGGCAATATTACTATCGTTTGCGATTGCTATTCGTAACAATTCGTCTTGGGTCATCACGGCTTTCTTATAATCAGCAGGGTTACGCAAGTTGCGTATCATCATACTACCGAAACCAGCAGGGTTATTCATTATTATATATTACTAATAGATAATAATTTCCAAGAAAATCCAGTAACTTTACAGAAAAATATACCTTTTAACATACCTTTTAAAAAAAGGTAAAGCCAAAAGAACTTCGTAAGTCAAAGGGGGTAAGGGGGATTAATCCCCCTACTTATCACGCTTTACTTCAAAATAGCCATCAAAATTCTTTCTAAACATCTTATTCTTATCACCTTCTAAATCAATCATTAGGAAACCACTTTTATCAGCAGTAGCAGTTTCATACATCTCAATCAAATCATCTTTACTAACTCCTAAATCATATTCTTTCATTATCATCGTTAAATTTCTCATACTGGAAACTTGTTTTATTATTAAATAGGTCAGGTTATTTCTTATCATTTTGGGAACAGCGTAATAACTCTGTGTAATATACACTAAACTACACCCCTTCTTTCTTGCTCTTAAAAAAAATTGCTCCATCGGTTTTTGGTTCTTTTCACCAACTAAATCGTCCATTACCAAAAGGTTGTTACATTCTTTATCAAATTTATCTAATTCAGGTAATCCGTCCTTATCTATTTCCCTAATCTCAAAACCACCCTCCTTTTCAAATTTCTCATCTAACCAGTTATATAATGGTTCATCTTTATTCTTGGTTGTGATAACAATTTTCTCAAAGGTTTTCGGCATATTGTGGAGCAAGGACAATAAGGTTTGGGTCTTACCACTACCACTTGAACCTGTAATAAGCATACGGAAAGGTAGTTTTATATGATGTATATGAAAGTAAGGATTGTGTTGTTTAGGAAGAAACTTTTTTGGTATTTTGTCATACCAATTGTGTAGTTCAGGATAAGTTAATTGCCTATTTTCTTTTTCCTTTTTACTCATTTTCTATACTATAACAAAAGATTTTTTAAAAATTAATATCTTCTAAATATATATAATAATGAGCGAACAATTACCACCTACGGAACAAGTCCCCGTTTTTAACCCCATATACTTTGAGCCACCCGTGACGGAATTAACTACAACATTTTTAGATGCGAATTATCTACGATTTCCTATTTCACAATCGGCACAAGAGGTATTTAGTGCGGGACTTTCAACTTTAAATGATATTGTTTTTTCATCAACTCTTCCAGGCAACAGAGAGATTTTAGAAGTAGAAAATATTAAGTTTAAACTGATTGTTAATGGAGGGGCAGGAGAGATGACTTTTCCCGATGCTACTATCCAAAATAGTGCTTATACAGGAGCAGGAACATTTGCGGGTAGTTACACAGAAGCAGACATTACTATTGATGCTAATGGTAAAATAACGGCTATTTCGTCAGGAACATCGGCTATTCCTACATTAGAGCAAGTTTTAGGTGTAGGAAATTCGGCAGGGGCTTACAATATTGATATGGCTTCACGAAATTTACTAAATACAAACCAAATTACTTTTTCAGGTGATAGCACACAACAACAATCGGCTTATACAGGAGGAGGGGCTTTTGCGGGTAGTTACACAGAAGCCAATATAACCCTTGATAGTGATGGTAGAATAACGGCTATTGCGAGTGGAACATCTACAATACCAACTAATTTAACTCTAAATAGTTTAAACATTACAGGTAGAGCGTCCAATTCAGGCATTATTAATCCAGTCAATACGGGTGGTTATATTAGTATGTCAGGAGTAGGTGGTAGAACTACATCAAGTTCAGGGTCTAATTACGCATCAGGAGAGAGTTTCCAAATTAAATTAATTCCAGCAGTAACTCTTTCAACCAGCGTGAATGGAATTAAATTTAGATTGACTTTTAATTTTTGGGATAGTAGTAACTTTTACCAAACAAATATGGACTTTGTTTTATTTCCTACTCGGTTTGATTGGGTTAGTCCCCCTTACGCTATTTACAACATCAATAATAAAATTAATGGTAATGGGTCTTATAACTATACTGACCCAACCTACGCCCCGTATGGACGACAATATTGGACTTATAACCAATCGTTTAATGGTGTTTCAGGAGCAAATGGATATATACGAGGAGCAGGTAATACATTAATAATGGAACTTTACATACCAAATAACTCTTATAATTGGAGTGGGACATTAGAATGTTTAGATAGCACATACTTAAATGGTGTAGGTTCTTATGTAGAAATGTTAGTAGTATCAACCTAATTATTTATTTTATAACTATATAATATAAAATGAGTAACATACAACCAAAAAAACAGGATTTAGATGGCGTTGAATATTTATCCCTTGACGAAGCCACAAAAATAACAATTTCAGGTGACGATAGTTCCAGTAACGGAGCAAGAATAGAATTAGCAAAAGATTTAACAACAACCCCAATAATTAGTCATTTGAGTGGTGGTGGATTTGATTTTGGTGTTTTAGGTGAATTCACTTTCCCACAGATGGTATTATCCAAAGAAAAATTACAAGCAGTTGTTACGCCTTTACCCGCAACAGATACATTAAAAATAAATAAAAAAATATTATTAGATGACGGAGCAGGAAATACAGGAACTTTGGATATAAACGGAACTGATTTGGAAATATCTTCATCAGGTAGTATAACTATTAATGGGTCTATTTTTCCCGCCGTTGTTCCATCAATTAGTATTAGCGTAGGTATTGTAGCCCCAACTTACTCTAACGGAGTTTATTATACATCTTACGCAGGGACTTGGAATAAATCCCTTTATTTATCTCCTACTCACGGAGCAGGTATTACTTATGTTACGCAAGATGTTAATAATAGTTTTACAGGACTTTATGATATAGCACAGGGAACTATTACTATACCAGCAGGATTTACAGGTTTTTGGTCTGTTGAATGGTCGGTATCAATAGCACGAGGTTCTCCAACAACTAACGCAATTTCCGCCCAATTAGGCACTGGGGCATCTTTCGCCGCCTTCGCAGGTAATAGTTCCGCCACAGGTGGTTTTATCCAGTCAGGCTCTCAACTTGGAACGAGAGGTGAGTTCAGCACTATTACTTTATCAGGAGTAGCATACTTAACAGCAGGGACTACTATTGCGGTATGGACTAATTCTTCATCACAAGTTAATATCGGTGGTGATTACGCCCCCGCACATTTTAGAGTGTCCTTTTTAGGCTTTTAATATTATTATTTATTTTATATCTATATAATATAAAATGAGTAGCATACAACCAAAAAAACAGGATTTAGATGGCGTTGAATATTTATCTGCTAACGAAACCACTAATATAAAAATTTCGGGTGATGATAGTTCCAGTAACGGGGCAAGAATAGAGTTAGGAAAAGATTTAACAACTACTCCTATTATTAGTCATTTGAGTGGTGATGGATTTGATTTTGGAGT